CGTTGGGTAGCGGTAAACAGCGCTCGATTCTTTTGATCAGTGGTAGCTGATGCCCATGCCGTCACATCAGCATCTTGCACAAAGCCATCAATGATCTCCTGCGCTGCTGCCAGCGTCAGGTACGAGTTTGCGCTTGCCGACCCTACGGTTGCGTTGATTGCTATTGCCATCGTTGGGTGGCTCCGTCATCTCAAGTTTAAGTGTGGGCTCTGCAATAGAAAGAGAGGCTGCCTCCGCAGAAGCAGCCTCCTGTTCACGCAGTCGCCGGAAAGCGAACAGGCCCAAAATCAGGCAACCGCAGCAGCGGTAGAACCCAGACCATAAAGGGTGATCGCTTCAGAGCCAGAGACAACAGCAGTCACGCGACCAAGGAAAACCTTGGAGGCATTTTGAGCAACAGTTGCCACGCCGCTAACGGTCACGTCAGTGCCACCAGCCACGGTGATGGTGTTAGCGCCAGCCGAAGCGTTCAGGACAACCACCATAAAGGTAGTGCCGATAGCGCAATCACCGCCAATAGCAGCCACGATTTCCGCAGCAGTAGCAGTGGTGTAAGTGGCAGCAGCAGAAGGTACGCCGCGGATGATGACGTTGTAGCTGTTAGCTGCAGACAGGGTTGCGGTCGCAGTAGGAGCCGCCAGTTTCATCTGAGCCGGCAGAAGTCCGCCGGGGATGTCACCAAGTTCAAAAATGGATGCCATGGTTAGTTACCTCAATCGAAGTTAGAGGTGTTGGTGGCGCGCACGATGCCGAGGTTCTTCAGCTCGTACACCTTCGACCAGTTAGCAACCGTTTCCAGCTGAGCGCGAGTGGGGTTGGCAGTAGTCACCGCCCACTTAGCGCCAACGGGGTGGTAGCAGTAGTGCAGGTCGATCGACATGGCATCGCTCTTGGCGAGGATGTCACGATCGGTTTCGGTCTGCATCGCCATCTGTTCACCGCTGGCAACAGCGCCTTGAGTGAAGAAATAGGTGGCGTATTCGGTCGAAGAACCGCTGCCATCGGTCTGCACATCGTCAGACACGATCACGCGCAGACCCATGTAGGTCGGCACGCTCACGGGACCGTAGGCACCAGCGATGCTGCCGCCAACGAAGTCAGTGACGCTAGAGGTTAGACGTGCGTCTGTCTCGGTCACGTAGTCGATTGCCTTGCGCTCAACGAGGTCGTAATAGACCTTGGAGTGCATGGCAACAGCAGCCAGCTTGTCGCCTTGATCGCCCAGCAGGCTGCGGGCTTCGGCAACGTGACGGGGGCTCAGAGTGGTGGGGGTATCACCAGACTCGCCATCAATGGTCAGGCCAAAGAAGGCAGCAGAGCTGGAGGTGGATCCCAGGCTGCCGAACACACCGCCAAGGCAGGACAGCAGATCCTTTTGGCGCTGGTTAGCGATGTAGTCAGCGATCTTGGCGCCAATGGCGGCCATAGGGTCAGAACCGGCAGCAAGAGCGGCCAGATCACGAGACTCAAAAGCACGGCCACGGTGCAGGATCACGCCAACTTGCTTGTCAGCTTGGATCTTGCCAGGGGTGAGGCTGGTGCTGTCGGTCAGCACCTCGAAATCGCCGGAAAGGTTTGCTTTCCAGAAGGGAACGTTGATGAAATCACCGCCCTCGGTGGCATTCAGCTCCGCCAGAGGCTGCACCACACCGGAGGCCAGGAAGGCATCGCGCTGAGTGGTTTGCTCAATGACGTAAGGCGTAAATACCTCGGGGATGATGATGTCAGAGCGAAGAGTCGCCATGACTAATCCTCAAAAAGGGTTTACGGATGTGGGCGCAGCCCCAGGCTCTATGTGGCGCAGCCATCACGAGCAGACACTCAAATGCTAACGGTTAGCTGCAGCTTTCATCCGCTCATATAGGTCGCGGTCTGTACGGAATAGCCGCGACTGCTCTGTGAGGTTGAAGCTATCGCGGCTGAATGGATTGCTTATGCCAGCCGGAATGGTGCCATTGCTGCCGCCGGTTGGCGCACCGCTGCCTTGTGGCTTGGGTTGCTTCTGCATCCATGCCGGCAGTGTCTTGGCCCATTCAGCGACAGGCTTACGCTCGTAGCCGTCCACAATAACCACGGTGCCGTCTGCCTCGCGCTGGATTGCATCAGGCGACAACTTGGTCTTCAGCACGAGATCAGGATCGTGCACGATGTCAGCCAGTGCCGTGACCGCAGGCGTAACAAGCTCTAGCTCGCGGACGCGGGCTTCAAGTGTTGCAATGCGCTGGTCCTTCTCCGCCGTCGCCTCACGGAACTGCTGCTCCAAAGCCTGCCGGGCTTCTTGATACTTGCCTTGCGATTCGAGCTGTTGCTGCTCGTAGTTGCGCTTGAATTCCAGCAGTTCATCAACATTGACCCCATCAGGCGTCTTGGATTTCTTTGCTGCACGCAGCTCAGCAATCAACTCTTGATTCTTGCGCTCTAGTGCTTCTACGCTGCGCTGCAACGCTTCAGCTTCAACCCCAGTAGTCGCAGACTCTTGGGTTTGTTGTTCATCAGACATGGATAAGCCGCAGGCTTAATTACACCTCTACGTTACCACTTCTCTTTATCTGCCCACCACGCAGCAGACATCTTGCCCTTGGCAATGTTGCTAGCGTGACGCGCTTTGAAGGATGTGCGGCGTGCTTTGGCCGCGGCAGATTCACCCTCGCGTGATGGGCTACCGCTAACGCCTTGCTGCCCAAAACGGATCAGCTTTACCTTGTCGCCTTCCTTGGCGAGCACCGCGTGCGATTTGTTCGGATGCTTTGGCGTCCGCTTCGGCTTGTTGTAGCCGTCAAACTGCTCGCCGCGGTAGGTGATCATGGCGCCATTGGCCGTCGCTGGACTAGGCTAGCCGCATGGAAATTATCGCATCGGACCCAGACGGCCTTGGATCACGAGCTATTCGCAATGCGTTGAAGCGGATCATTGATGTCGACGAAGACGGCAATGAGGTGTGTTTATTTGCTGCCGTTGGCAACATGCACCTGTCAAGAGTTATCGCCATCGCTCAAGATGAGGATGGCGATTTGGTGTTCATCACCGATTTTGCCCAAGAGATTATGGAAAGCTTGGGAACTTGGGATGAATTCGCAAGCTAATTAACGCCCGCGCTTTTTGATCATTGCTGCAAGGCTGCGCTTAGCACCAGCGGCTTTGCGGTTGTCCGCTGCAGAACGGAACGGCGAGGACTGACGAGCGCGGCCGCTCAGCTCCTTGTAGCGAGTTTTAGCAGCGCTCACCGGAGCCTTGCTCATTTTCTTGGCGCCCTTAGAGGCAGCCTTAGAGCGTGATTTTCCAGCCTGAGCAGCGCTGGCCTTCATGCCAGCACGAGTGCCTGCACCTGCACCGGTGCCTTTTGTTTTCAAGCCTTTTGTACTGGTGGCTCGAAGTCCGCCGGCGCGTTGCTGAGCGGCTTTTTGACCAGAAAAGCCTTGCGCCTTGACGCGACCGCCGATGGCAGTTGTGCCTTTAGCTCTTAATTCTTTAGAGCGAGCAGTGTTAGCGGAGCGCGTAGAGCCGGACTTGGATTTACCGCCGCCGCCGCCGCCGCCGCCGCCGGCAAAGCGCCCTCTGGAGTCACGTTTGTAGGTACGGGCCATTGGCTTTTATAAATTCATAATCGCATTCTAGCCGTGCTGATTATTTCTTTTTCTTCGCAGTCTTAGCAGCCGCCTTGAATGCAGCAGCGGATGGCCTGCCCGCTTCACCCTTGCGTGCCATGCGTTCCTTGCTGCCGGCCGCAATGCGCTTGCGCTTAGCGGCGATGTTGGCGTATAGGCCAGGCTTCTTAGCCATCACTTCTTACCCTTGCGTGACTTGCCGGCTTTTGCGAGCGCGATTGCCACCGCTTGTTTTTGCGGCTTGCCTTTTTTCATCTCGGTTTTGATGTTGGCTGATACTGCAGCCTGCGACTTGCCCCGCTTCAGCGGCATCGCGCCATTCCTCAATACCTGTTAACAGTGTAGAGCCGTCTGCTGTTGCCCAGCCCTTGTCGGTGTAGATAGCTGGTACCCATGCCTCGCCATGCAGGGCTTCAACTGGATCAGAGCTAACAAAAAAGATGCCGCGATTCTCAAAATGCCGCAGGCTAGGCAGGTCCATATCGTGCACGAAGCTGATCTAAGGTTAGCTCTGAGCCATCATCGCGGACTAGCTTGGCGATGGCATCAGTCGGGCCATACTTGTCGGCAAGTCGGTTGAAGTAGGGCACTTTGTTGGCGCCCAACGCCTTTGCCTTGGTCTCAAGGTCTTGCTTTGCCAGCCACTGCCCGTAAGTCTGATCCGCCGGCACCTGGCCACCTGATGATGCACGCTTTGCTGGCGGTGGTGGCGTGAAACCTAGCTCGTCGTAGTCAATCACCGGCACTGTCGTGCTGCGGCAGTTGAAGTGCTGCGGCGGCGTTGGCCCTTTGCCGTATTCAAACTCACGGCCATCCAGTGCACGGCAAATGCTGCTGGTGCGGGTATCCAGTGTTGCCACATAGCGATACTTCTTAGTGATGTCTTGATTGGCTTCATATACCTGCTGACTAGCTGCATTGGCTACTTGGTTGATACTGGTGCGCACAAGGCTAACGATCTGATTGTCGGCAACCGCTGTTGCCTGGCCGCCTGCTGCAACTAGCTGCTTCACGGTTTTGGCTTCTTCGCCAAATTCAAGGTTTCCGATCAGCCGCTTGGCAATGGCTGGCGTCGGCTCACCAGTCAGCAAGCCTTGCCGCACGACTTGGCTAAACCGCTCAGCCTGATCAACGGCAATGCCGCGAAATGCTTTGGTGACCACTTCGCCATTGGGCAGTGTGATTGTGGCGCCTTTGGCAGCGGTGAGGCTGAACGTGCCGGTGCCAGCCTGCTGCGCTAGGGCTTCCGCGCCATAGACAGACTTGAACAGGTCGTCCGACAACGCCACCACATTGATCTGCGTTGGATCAGTGGTGACCACTGACTGCGCAAATTGCGGGCTGATCTCAACGGTGCGCACCGCATCACGTGCACCTGCTGGCAATGCACGCCGCAGTTGATCGGTCACAAACTCCGACTGCAGCTCTGCAATGCCTTGCAGCTCTAATGCTGTCAGCTCAGTTGCATCGCCTGCCCAGGTTGCCAGGCTGTCCTTCAACTGAGCAAGAATTGCACGCAGCCGTGCCGCTTTGACTGGTGCGGACAGCTCGTCAATCGTGCGCAGCTGATTGACCGCATCAATGATGATGTCGTTGTAAGCATTGATGACACGCCGCGCAACGCTATTGCTGTAGCGGTTGAGGTCTATTGCATTGCGGTAGAGCGCTTCTGGTGTGCTCATCGTTCAATGCCAAGATCTTCCGGTTGATAGCCGCTGCGGATGCTGACATTAGCGCCGCGGTTCAATGCAGTAGTGACCAATGCAGCGAATGCGTCGTAACCATTTTGCCCGTCTTCGTACAAGATCGTTTCGTCAATCTCATCTGGCCTGCCTTCCTTGTACCAGCTGATGCGCACGATGGCTAAGACCTGTTCCGGCAGAGCGCTGACGTGATAATCAAGCTCTTGCCTCCTCGGTTTCCTCGGTTCCATCCAGATCATCAGGTCCACTAAGCGGTCGGTCACCCAATCCAGCAGGTTGTAGATCAAGCCCCGCATTGGCCGTAGCTTCAAGCTCCTCATCCACGTTAAAGTCGTCGCCTAGTACATCGCCTTCGGCAAGCTCTCGCAGTAAGGTTTCCTGCGTGATGGTGCCTGCGGTGTAAAGCTGCAGCAGCGCTTGGATCTCCTGCGGTTCAAGGCGTGTACCGAGGAAGTCACGGTTGACGTAGCTGCTGCCAGGTGATGTGTTGCTGCCGATGTACTGCGCATGAAACTGCAGGCAGTTGTCGATCATGTCCTGCACATTCTGCGCAATCACCATCATGGTGCTGTCGCCTTGACTGCGATCAATGCGCTTTGCCTCGGCGGTTTCAGCGGATAGCTTCTGTCCTAGCACTGCCGATAGTCCTAGCTCATTGATCTGCAATGCAAGCTGCTCAAGCCTGCGGAACTGGTAATCAAAGCTGCGGCCAGCAGGTTCGATGTATTCAGCGCGGCCATCAGCAGGGAATGCGATCGCCTCGCCAGGTCCAGCGCTAACCTCCTCTGCTGCAGATGGGAAGCCATAAAACGCCAGCATCGGCACAGCGCTGATGTGAAGCTGGTTATCGAGATCGCTTTGGATTTGATAAGCCTTGAGGTTCAGCTCAGCGATATCCTCCAGCGGCGGCCGTGACTCCATAAAGCCATGGCGCTGCGCATAGGCAACTGAGAAAGGAATCTCAGAAAGGCTTGTGCGGCCTTCGTCGATAACTTTAAAGTCGCCGTTGTCTTGCTTTTGGTGTAGTTGAAACTCACCTGGCGTCAATACACGGATTTGCTCCACTGCCTTTTCGCCAAACTCACCATCAGGCACGGTGACCGTTTCGGCAAGTCGCAGTTGCGTTAGCACCTGCCGGCCTTCCTGCTGCTCAGCGCGCCAGCCAAGGATCTGCCGTGGCGTGTAGGTCACCCAGTAGGGTCGACCCCCATCAGCAGGTGCATCCACCAATACACCAACGTGGCCATAACGGACCATCTTGCGGGTGGTTTCATAGGTCCAAACGTTGAGGTCATCGCCTTGCAAATCAACATCAAACAACTGCTCGCGGATCACATCTGCCGTGTCGTCAAGCCGCACTGGCTTGCGCGTCAACATACCAGCCAGCATCCGTTCAAGGCGCTGGTAATACGGCGACACTACGCTGCGTGCTAGGCGGTTGTCGTAGGACTCATCTAGCTCACGTGGCTCTTGCGGTAGGTAACGGCGATGCTTGCGGCGCATCCCATAGGTGCCTTGCAGCAAATCCTCGATCAGGATCCAATGCGGCTCTTGTGCATACCACGCCGTATTGGCATCCTGCACGCGAGTAACGCGGCGCTGCGCAATCGGCCGGTCGTAATTATTGAAGCCGGTGTACATTACAGCGCCGCAGTCATAGGTGCAGTTTAAGCAGCAATCAGCGTGATGCTATTGCGGCCAATCTTGATGTCAAACTCAGCACCGGGCTCGTAACCCATCTCGCGCAGGTAGCCATCACCGATTTGCAGCTTGCCATTGAATTGCACCTTGGCCTTGTAGGTCAGGCCGCGGCCGCGCTTTGCTGTCTTGCTGCCGAGATCAACGCCTTTGGCTTCCAGCAGCGCTTCATAGAACTGCGTGAATGCCACACGATCTTTAATCACGTAGCCGCAAGCGCGCACCAGTTCGGACTTAGGCGCATTGCCCAGTTCTTTGATTTTGGCGAGTAGTTCGACGCCCTTGAGCATGGGTAGAGTTAATGATTGGCGGAATCAATATAGCCTGATGCCTGTAGATCGCCCAGCACCTGCGTGCAATGGGTTGAACTCACGCCAGACCAAGTAGCCGAGCGCGTCGTTCATGTGATCATGGCCGGCATCCTTATCGGGATCGCCCTTGTCGGTGTAGCACTGCAGCTCTAGGCATTCGATCAGTCGCTTGCAGCGCTGGTGGATGGTGAGTCTGACCTGGCCCTTGCCGTTTTCCAGCAAAGCCTGAACAGCAGCCACGCGATCACGGACGGGAGGATTTGCGCGTGGTGACTGGTTTGACATGCCGTAGGACTCCAGGATCTGGATATCGGTCTGGCTTGCGTTGGTGCTGCGGTTGCCGCCGCTGGCATCTGGGTAGATGTAGATACGCCGCTGCGGGTAACGCGCTTGGATCTCTTGCGCCAATGCGTCGGTGTCATGGGCGCCGCTGATCTCATCAATCAGTAGCAGGCTGCTGCCAGTGCGGATGCCGATCACTGCAGACATGTTGCCAACGTTGAAATCAACGCCAATGCGCAGCGGCTCGCGGTTTAGGTCTGGCAGCTCAACCACCACGTGCTTGTTGCGGCTGAAGCGGTCGTAGATGGTTCCAGTGGTGAGGTTAACGAACTCACCGTCTAGGTAGGCCCGCAGCAGGTTTGGGTCGTAGTTGGCCTCTAGCCGCTCGATAAAGTCCGGCGGCAGGTGTGGGTTATCTGCTGACCGCATCTTGATCAGCTTGCGATCGGCGCGACCCTTAGCATCCTCACTGCCGAATGTGTTCCACATCCAGCGGAACCCTTCTGGCGTGGATGCAGCGCCAAACTGCCGCACGTTGCCCGACCGCAAGCGGCCAAGGATCTTGGGAAATGCCTTGTTGGCAATAGATGGCGTCACTGTGTCGATCTCATCGGCCAGCACCCATGCAAGGTTCAAGCCGATGATGCGGCTCCAGTTCTCAAAGCTGCGGCACAGGATCTTGGTGTCGCCGCCCGGCAGGTGCAGCATGTATTCAGGCAACGGGCTAGCCCTAAAGGTGTAGGGGATCTCATACGCCTCTAGGAAATCATCGAAGTCTTGCACCCAGATGTCGCGCACCAGGATCCCGGTCGGCTCCATCACTGCGCCAATAAAGCCTTGATTGGCCGCGGCCAGCATCACCGCCTTAGCGCACAGCGCGCGTGTCTTGCCGGCGCCATAACCGGCTGAAATGCCAATGATCTGCGTGTCGCTGTCATCCACAAACGCAAGCTGCCCAGGGTGCAGGTCAGCGCGGATGCGTTGCAGCAGATCGCCCGTGTCCTCTTGCGTTGCAACATCCATAAACCCAAGCAAGCTGCCGGGTTGGCAGATGCCGGCGAGCAAGCTCACGCGGGCTCGCTGATGACAGTCTTCACGGTGCCATCAGGCTTGACTGCAATCACCTTGTAAATGCGGGGCTCATTGCCCTTGGGCTTGAGCAGGCGACCTACGGCGGTGGCTTCAGGCTTCTGCATCGTCTTCTTCATCATTAAGGAGCATGTCGACAGCTAAGCGCTGTTGGGTGAATTGAAGCGCACCAAGTAACTCAATGACCGTCAGGTCGCTGTGCTCTTCGATGAGAGCGTCTAGGCCAAGCAGGAATGTTTCCATAACTGGGGCTAGGGACGGCGTGAGTCTACCCCATTCGGCGTGCTCTTTCTGCTGCCTTGATGTTTGCTTCAAGTGCTTTCAATTTCTTATCTGCCCTTGTTTTGGCTGCTTTTTCGCTGCGTGTTGGCACAGTGCTTCGTTTTGTGTTCATGCCTTGAAACACTTGAGCCGCGGTAAGCTCTCCGCCTCGACTTTTACGCACAATCGAAGAATACCTATCAGAAGCGGCTTGCAAAGCATCTGCCTTGGCAAAAGCTTTGCGATTGCTTGGGTTGGCGCGATCCAAGCCGCGTACGGCACTGCCTGCAAAGTTTGCTCGGACTTCCGCCACTTCGGCGCGGCGCGAAAAGGCACTTGCGCTTAAATCAACTTTACGCGTTGCGGGCTTTGCAGCAGGCTTGGATGCAGCAGGTTTTGCTGTTGCCGCTGCGCCCATGGTTTGCCGCAGATTACTGACGCGTGCATCTGCGCGGAGAAATGAACGTAGTGCTTGAGCTGACTGCTTGCCTGCTACGTTTTCTTTGGCAAATGCGGCCGATCTGCCTTCAGATGAAACGCGACTTGAAATTCTCCTTCGATCAGCGAATGTGGCCGCTGCGGTATCGGCTTTTTCGCGTCTTGCTTTTGCAATACGAGTTGCCGTATCAGCTGCCCTTTGGAGACGTGCTTCTCTTGGAAGTTTCGCAGCAGGCTTGGGTGCCGTTGTGCCTGGCCTGCTTTGACGAGCAGAGATTCGGCGCTCTGCGCGTGCGACCCGTGCCGCAGGGCCTTCACCGGCCTTGGGATTCTTTTGCTGAACGTTCTTGCTGATGGCGTTCTGCACCCGTGCAGTGATCACATCCGTCTTGCGGATGGCGCCACTTGGGGTTGCACGTTTGGTGAGCTTGCTGGTTTGCGTTGCCCGCTTGTTACCACTGGCGGTTGCCAGCCTGCCGCCACGAGCAGTTGCCCCAGTGCTGGAAAACCTACCCCTGTTGTCCCGTGCGTAACGGCGCGCCATGGCTCTATCGACTCATGCGCCAGTCTACGAGATCTCAAACCGCAGCAACTTGGCTTGATCTTCTAGCGCTTTGATTGCAATGCTGAGGTTCCCCTTAGCGCGTGCTTCGCGTTCGTAATCCTGCAAGCGAGCGACAGCAGCAGCAAGCCACTGCGGCCGCTCTAGCTCTGCATCCAATGCCATGAGCTGGCGAGCGCGAGACATGTAAATCTCTGCCTGACGCTCGCCTACATCCCATGTTTCCGACGCAAATCGTATAATTTGCGTCCTACTGTGTGCACGCAAAAGCAGATCATAAACGGTGTTTACCCGCTGATCTGATTCGGAGTTGGTGCACTTTTTAGCCACCGTTTAGCCCTTAATTTGCACAGGCATTACAAGATACGTTACACCGTCCACGCCACTAGGTGTCAGTACCACGGGTGTGGTTGCCGTATTGGCGTGCAGCGTGATGGCTTCTGCAGGCTTGAACGCCTTGATGCCATCTAGCAGGTAGTGGACGTTGAACGCCCATGCACCATTGGCGGTGCCTTCCACCTTGAGCAGCTCCTTGCCGTTGTTGGCGTCTGATTCAGCAGTGATGGCAATGGTGCCACCTACTGCCTCGATCTTGACAATGGAGTTGTGCGCATCGGCAATGATGGCGACACGCTCTAAGGCACGAGTCAAGCGGCGACGGTCGGCGGTGATGGTGCTTTTGAACTCAGCGGGTACCAGCTTGGCCACGTCCGGGTAGGTGCCATCCATGATGCGCGAGTACACCATGACTCCGTCGCCTGCGTCGATCACGGCTTGCCCTTTGGCAACGGCGATGGTGACCACGCGATCCTGCAGCAGGCGCATGGTGCTGGCTGGTAGCACGAGGTCTAGGCCATCTGGCAGGTCAATGGCATAACGCATCAGGCGATGCCCGTCAGTGGCCTCCATGTGGCCATTGCCGAGGTGGATACCTTGGAGCATCTGCTTGCTGGCGTCGGTGCTGGCAGCTGCCATGCAAGCGCGGATGCCGGCGGATAGGTGCAGCTCGCTCGTAGCAGCGTCCACAACCGGCAGCGCGGGGTAATCCGCCGCATCAGCCTCCGCAAGCCCGTAGGAGCCCGCAGAGGCGGTCAGAGCGCCATCTGCGAGGGTCAGAGCCTCATCGCCGTCAAAGCGGCTCACAAGGCCAGCCAGCAGCCGATACGGCAGCGCTACAGCGCCATCGGTCTCCACTGCGGATGGGATGGTGACGGTAATGCCGAGGTCAAGGTTGAAGCCGGTGACGGTCATGGCGCCACCAGCGGCTTGGATCAGGCAGCAATCAAGGATCGGATGGCTGCTGCGGTGGCCAACGGCTGGCGCAATGGTGCGCAGCGCGTGATCGAGATCGGCTTGGCAGGTAACAGCTTTCATTTGACGGTGGCGGCAGTGACGAGGCTGGTGATGATGCGTTCGTAATCAGCGGCGAAGCTATCCACAAGTTCCATGGGTAGCGGTACGCCGTCATCAATGGCGTTGTCGGCAATGGCTGCGGCATACGCCACTGCCTGGGTCATGGTCTCATGCAGCCGATTGATCACCGGCTGCTGCTTGGCTGGAATGTGAATGAGCGATGACATATGCAACGAGAGTTTCAACGTGTCGGCGGTTCAGGTCACCACGCATGAAGGCGCAGGCGTCCGCCACCAGCGCATGGTA